TGGGTCCAGATTGCTACAAGGACGAGAAACGCTTCCCGTCTGGCCCATGGTGCCAAGAAGGTGACTTCATTCTGACCCGCCCAATGGCAGGCAGCCGTGTGAAAATCCACGGTCGTGAGTTCCGCATCATCAACGACGACAGTGTAGAAGGTGTTGTTGAAGACCCCCGGGGCATTTCCCGCGCTTAACGGACGTAACCCGTACAAGGAGAATGACATGAGTATGGATGATAACGACGATTTTTCGTTCGAGATCGAAGACGAAACCCCCGTTTCTGAGGCTGATAAGCCGGAAATTGAAATCGAAGATGATACCCCTGAAGCAGACCGTGGCCGCGAGCCAATGCCGAAGGAACTTGTTGAAGAATTAGAAGCTGATGAGCTTGAAGATTACTCCGACAAGGTAAAGACACGTCTGAAGCAGATGAAGAAAGTCTGGCACGACGAACGCCGTGAAAAAGAACGCGAGATGCGCGAGAAGACAGAAGCTCTTTCTGTTGCGCAACGTATTCTTGAAGAGAACCGCAGGCTAAAGAATACGCTAGCACAAGGCGAACAGTCCTTACTTGGTAGCTATAAACAAACTGCGGAATTTGAGGCTGCAGCAGCCAAACGTGAGTTTAAAGAAGCTTACGAGTCAGGTGATGCAGATCGTCTAGCAGACGCTCAAGAGAAGCTTGCTCAAGTTAACTATCGAGTACAGCAAATAAATAATTATCGTCCTTCTTTACAGGAGGAATATAATGAGGTAGAAATACCGCAACAGCAGGTGCAAATTCCGCAACCTGACCAGAAAACTATGGCGTGGCAAGAGCGCAATACGTGGTATGGTACGGACCCGGAAATGACTGCAACTGCTCTTGGGCTTCACCAGAGGCTCATAAATGAACGTGGCCCGCAATTTGCAGGCACCGACGAATATTGGGGCGTTGTAGACAAAACTATGCGCCGTCGCTTCTCCGATTACTTCGGGGATGAAATGGATAATGGTGGCACCAGACCCACTGCACGCGAACAAAAAGCGTCATCTGTCGTTGCTCCAGCTTCACGTACACGGTCCCCCAAAAAGATTGTGTTAAATCGTACCCAAATTGCGGTTGCAAAACGTCTAGGCGTAACGCCTGAGCAGTATGCCCGCGAAGTAATGAAGATGGAGAAATAAGATGGCTAATTTACTTGACGCAATTGAAGGCAAGGCAGACGCAACCCGCGCTCCTCGTGAAACTCGTGCAGAGGCTGAACGTCCGAAAGTATGGCAACCGGCTTCGACCCTGCCAGAACCGGATAAACAGCCGGGTTATGCGTACCGTTGGGTACGTGTAGCTTCAATGGGTCAGAACGACCCCCGCAACATCTCGTCCAAACTACGGGAAGGCTGGGAGCCAGTTAGCATTAGTGAACAACCTCAGTTCCGTATGTTGGTAGACCCTGACAGCCGTTTCAAAGACAACATCGAAGTCGCAGGACTGTTGTTGTGCAAGGCACCGGAAGAACTGATGCAGCAGCGTAAGGAATACTTCGCTAGTAAAAATCAGGCTCAGATGGACTCCGTGGACAATAACTTCATGCGTGAGAACGACGCTCGTATGCCCCTCTTCAGGGAAAAACGGTCTACGACGTCATTTGGCAAAGGCAAATAGCTAAAGGAGCTATAAAATGGCATACCCTTCTGTTACCAGCCCTTACGGGCTAATCCCGATCAATTTGATCGGCGGACAGGTTTTTGCTGGTGCAACTCGTCAACTTCCAATCGCAACCAACTCTTCGACTGCCATCTTCTATGGTGACGTCGTTAAGTTGCTCGCAGGCGGTACTGTTGGCAAGGACACTGGTACAGACTCGGCCACCCCTGTTGGTGTTTTCCTCGGTTGCACCTACACGGACCCAACCTTTGGTCTGACATTCCGTCAGTACTACCCCGGCACCACAAACATCAGCGACGTCACAGCGTACATTCAGGAAGACCCTGATGCGTTGTTCAAGGTTGCTGTATGCGCTGGTACCAACTCGAACACTGTCAGCTATGTCACTCAGGCTGCTGTTGGTTCGAACCTCAAGCTCGCTAACGGTGCGAACAACGTAGGTTCAACTTCGAATGGTAACTCTAAGGTCGGTGTAGACTCGACTGAAGGTACTACTTCGACGTGGCCTATCCGCGTTGTGGACGTTGTTCCTGAGACCGCTATTGCAGGTAACCCCGGTTCTTACACCGAAGTTATCGTCAAGTGGAACCAAGGCACCCACAGCTACCTCAACCCAACCGGTCTGGCATAAGGAGACTGAACAATGGCAATTTCACGCGCACAACTTCTTAAAGAACTGTTGCCCGGACTGAACGCTTTGTTCGGCCTCGAGTATGCACGTTACGGCGAAGAGCACAAAGAAATCTACGAAACGGAAACTTCTGAGCGTTCGTTCGAAGAAGAAACAAAGCTTTCTGGTTTCTCGGCTGCTCCAGTCAAGAACGAAGGTTCGGCCATCGCGTATGACAACGCACAGGAAGTCTTCACTGCTCGCTACAACCACGAAACGATTGCCCTCGGGTTCTCGCTCACGGAAGAAGCGATTGAAGATAACTTGTATGACTCCTTGTCGTCGCGTTACACAAAGGCCTTGGCTCGCGCCATGTCCTACACCAAGCAAACTAAGGCTGCCGCAGTCTTGAACAACGGCTTCGACACCGACTACACCGGTGGTGACGGCCAACCATTGTTCTCGGCTTCGCACCCATTGGTTTCTGGTGGCACGAACTCGAACATCCCAAGCACTCCTGCTGATTTGAACGAAACGTCGCTTGAAGCGGCTGTAATTCAGATCGCAGCGTGGACGGATGAACGTGGCCTGCTCATCGCGGCTAAACCGCGTAAGCTCGTCGTACCGCCAAGCCTGATGTTTGTTGCTACTCGCTTGCTCGAAACCGAACTTCGCGTTTCGACTGCGGACAACGACATCAACGCAATCAAGTCGAACGGCTCGATCCCAGAAGGATACGCTGTAAACCACTTCTTGACCGACACGGATGCATGGTTCTTGACCACAGACGTGCCAAACGGTCTGAAGCACTTTGTTCGTACTCCAATGAGCACGGGCATGGACGGTGACTTCGATACTGGTAACGTACGTTACAAGGCTCGTGAGCGTTATTCGTTCGGCTGGTCAGACCCTCTGGGTATGTACGGCAGCGAAGGCGCAGCCTAATAGTTTCCCCGAGAGCGTAGCTCAAGGGAACGGGGGGAAGGGAGGAGAGAAATCTCTTCCCTTCTTTTTTATATATGCTATATCTGCGTTACTAGGGATATTATTCGTACCGACCGGCCCAGCGGACTTAGTAGAGACGGTACGTACGAGTGCTACTACACAGGAGATAAATCATGGCTAATACCACATTTAACGGTCCAGTTCGTTCTGAGAACGGCTTCCAAACAATTTCGATCAATGGCACGACTGGCGCGGTTACTGTTACCGGCACTTTTGGCGCTGCTACTTCGGTAACTTCTTTGGCAGCAACCACAATAACGGCAACCGGCAACATCACGGCTGACAGCGCTACTGGGCTTGTCGCTGGTGGTGCTTCTGCATTCATTGCAACCAACGTCGCTGCTGGTATGGGTATGTACATCGGTTCAGGCGCTCCAACTATTGCGGCTGCTAAGGGTTCGATTTACCTGCGTAGCGACGGTAGCTCGACTTCGACTCGCTTGTACGTTTCGGACGGCAGCACCACTTGGATTGCCGTAACTACTGCATCGTAATCGGTAACAACCTCTAAGAAGGAGAATACTGATGGGTATGCAATTTGATGTCAAATCCACTCATGCCGCCGATGACGGCCTTATGGTCGGGTACCGTACGCGTTTAAAAGGTGCGGTTATTTTTCCGTTCACCAACGCAACCGGTTATTCTACGTTTGTGAACGATGTGTCTATGTCGGGTACTTATGCTCGGTCCACTACAACGGCGACGATTACCGTAGCCAACCATGGGCTACGTACCGGTCAATGGGTCTACCTCGATTGGGATTTAACGGATAACCCGTATCAAGTCACTGTAACTGGTACCAACACGTTCACTGTAACTGTGACTAACAGCGGCGCGACCAGCGGTAACGTCACGGTGTGGGGTGAGGTATTAACGCAAGCAGACGCTTCGGACCAAACAGCCTATAGCGTAGTTATTCCCGGCGAAGGTATTTTGGCGGAAAACGGTATCCGGGTGTTCCTCGGTGCGAATATCCACTGCACCATTTTCTACGGGTGATATATGCAGCAGGAAAAAAGCTACGACTTAGCTGGTAAGAGCATCTTCATTGCTCTTCCAGCGTACGACTTCAAGGTATCCTTGAAGCTAGCTGTTTCTCTTGCTCGCTTTGCGCAACAGGCTGCGCAGCATGGGATTGATATTCAGATCGGCAGCATTTGTGGTTGCTCTGTTGTTTCTCGTGCGCGCAACCTGCTGGCGCAGGACTTGCTGGAGTCGAACTGCGACTACCTAATGTTCATCGACTCGGACATTAACTTCGAGGCCGACGATATTTTCCGCCTTATGGCGTGGGGCACAGACCCCAAAAAGGGCATCGTCGCTGGTGTCCCGCGCACCCGCAGCGAAACCAAAACCTACATCGCTACGCTTGACCATGACGAAAATGGCGAACTCACCATGAATGGCATGGGTCTCGTACGTGCGAAGCGCGTGGCGACTGCCTTTATGTTGGTGCGTCGTGAAGTCTTTGAACAGATGGAAGCCGCCCATCCGGAGTGGAAATATTATGACACACGCACGGATCGTATGCTCACTGCGATGTTTGATTTCGAAGTTACGTCGGAAGGTTACATGGGGGAAGACTTCCTCTTCTGCGACCGTGCACGTGAACTCGGTTTCGACGTCTGGATCGACCCATCAATCTCGTTAGGTCACATGGGCGTACAGGAATATACCGGTAACTACGGACAAGACATCCTCTATCCGATGGTTGTCCCCGCACAGAAGGATGCAGCATAATGGGTATCAAGTTAGGTGACATTTCGCCGCTCGCAGGGGCGCTAACCGGTAAGGGCATGTTCGGTAAAGGTATGGCCAAGCTGGCCGACTCGGGTATGGGTATGCTTCTTCCTATGTCGTACCTCGCTAAAAGCGCCCGCGACAAAGACGAAGAGAAAGAGAAAGAGAAAGAGAAAAAAGGCACCCGTCCCATGGTAGGCGAAGAAAACGAGCCTACGATGCGTAAGGGCGGCAAGGTCAAGAAAATGGCCAAGGGTGGCTCAACTGCTTCCAAGCGTGCCGACGGCTGCGCTACCAAGGGTAAGACGAAAGGACGTTTTGTCTGATGGCTAAGACTCCGGCTTGGACACGCAAAGAAGGCAAAGCGAAGTCTGGCGGGCTGAACGCCAAGGGTCGTGCGTCTTACAATAAAGCCAATCCGGGTAAGCCCGGTCTCAAGGCACCGCAGCCCGAAGGTGGTCCGCGTAAGAAGTCATTCTGCGCTCGGATGTCCGGGATGAAGAAGAAACTCACAAGTAAGAAGACTGCGAATGATCCTAACAGCCGCATCAACAAGTCACTCCGGGCTTGGAAGTGTTGACATGGAGATGATGATATGGAACATCGCACTAAGCGCAACGGTGGCAATCATGGGCTTCTTGTTTAAAGGCAAGATCGACGAATTGGATCGTCTCGGCATCCTACTCAACAAAACCCGTGAAGAAGTGGCACGCGACCATGTCACTCGGTCAGAAGTAAACATAATGGTCGATAGGCTGGGTGACCGGTTTGATAAGGCATTTGAACGCCTTGAAGCTAAAGTAGAAGAGATAGGAAGGACAAAGCTATGAAATATCGTTCCGGTGGTTCAACACCTCCAAAACCCCCACAACCAACTGCTGCCGAGCGGGCAGCGGATGCTAAGTTCCGTAAGTCTATAAAAAACCTCAAGCCTACACCAGAACAGGCCGCAGCTATCGGTCGTGCAAACCGTTCGAGCGGCTACGCAAAAGGCGGTAAGGTAAAGAAGATGGCCTTTGGTGGTACGTCCCTCCCGTCGAGAGTTGCAAGTAGTCTAAACAAAACTCTTAAGCCGCGGACTCCAGCTATAATAGGTCCCTCTGCCAACAAAGCTAACGCCATAGCGAATAGCGATAAGTTGCAGCAGGGAGCCGCCGCAAAAGCGGCACAGGCAAGCTCCACTGCTTCTGCTCCAGCACGGACACCGACAAATATTGGGCGGCTGAATATGGGGCACGCAAAAGGCGGCAACGTAAAGAAAATGGCTATGGGTGGTATGCCCGCTGGCGCATCCGCTACTACGACCGCAAGGCCAACAACTACTGCGGCAAAACCCGCTGTTTCAAGCTCAGGGCCAATTACCCGCGAAAATCTTGCGGCACGAAAGGCAGCAAACACTGCGGCTAAAGCTGCGCGGGGTAACATCACGGGCACTGCCGCAGCAGCCTCTGCTCCAAAATTAGGGCCAATCACCAGAGAGAACCTTGCAGCACGGAAGGCAGCAAACACTGCGGCTAAAGCTGCGCGTGGTAACACCACGGGTATGGCAAAAGGCGGTAAGGCAACTAAGTTCGGTAAGGCTCTCGTCAAGAAGTCTGCTGACACTAAGGGCCGTGCAATGATGAAGAAGGCCGGTGGCGGTAAGTGCTACGCT